ATTGGTGCCTTCAACCAGCGCGAGGAATATGCCCGCAGTGTCGCCAGTTTGATTAAGCGTTGGGTTTGAGGTCTGTGCAGTGGCGGTGACAACGCGGAACTCGCCGCGCACCAAGATTGCAGCGGTTGTATTGCTGGAGCGGGTCGCCGTGATTGCCGTGAAGCTAGTTGACGGCGTAATCTGTGTTGTACTGTTCGCCTCTTTACCCAAGGCGCGGAAATAAAGACGGGCAAGCGATGGAAGGCCGGTAAAGGCAACGCTACCGAAGCCGTTTGAGGCATCTACACCATTGGTGATCGCTGCCGCATTTTGTACAATGGGGACGTTTGCGGCCTTGCTGAAGACCCACATCGACGCGGCTTTTTGAACGCGAGCCGAAGCAAATGTAATTGTTGCCGGATCGTCTTGCCGTAATTCACCACCAGTCGGTGTATACAAGAAAGCGGCGGTCGTAACGCCAGCCGCAGCCGCGCCATTACCGTTGGTGAACTCAGCTAGCTTGGTCCAAACGCCGCCGTCAGCATTGGATACCGAGAGAACGTCATTGCTAACGCCGTCAGTCGTGGTGGTGTTGTCACAGGAAACGACCAGAATGGCGAACTGGCCGGTCCCTGAAATATCACGGGTCGCATTAACATTGAGGGTGGTCGAGGAGGTGGCACTTACACCTGTACCCCCCGAGCCAATACTAGCAATCGCCATTGGCTACCCCTTTACAGGGCGAAAATACCCGAAGCGTTCCAAGTCACGGTGATATTGCCGCCGTTGGGCGTCACAGGCAGGCCGGTCACACCAGTGTCGATGAATGCAACGAGACGCCAAGTGGTGTTCGCACCCGCGTTCTGACGGAAGATCACCAGTGCCTCAGCCGAGTTGCCGGTCACACCAGTGAAGGTGATGTCACCACCATCAAACGCAGTAACCGCGCCGGTTACGGTGACGGTCGGAGCGGCAAGACGAACCGGAGTACCAACGACGCCAGTGATCTGCGAAAAGAACTGGTGTGCGTCAGAGTAGGTATAGCCGCCTGCGCCAGTATCAACCAGCGCAGCGTAAACACCATCCTGCGTGGTGTCGTTGTCGAGGTCAGCGTTAGCGTCACCAACCAAGATCGAGCGCTTGTACTGCGGATAAATTGCGTTTGGCATGATTACCTCAGAAAATGAATCGAACGATCACTACAGCATGACCATTGGTCATGCAACCCAAATCAGAATTGCGGACGAACCTGCAGCTTGATCAGTTCGTATACCGTCTGGATCGATCCATTCTGAGACGTGTACTCGATCTCGCCTTCAAATACGCCAGCGGTGTCCAACGTCGTCGCGTCGAACAGAAACACAACCTCACCCGCTTCAGGGCCGACGTTGTTGCCGACTAGCACAGACTTGACCGTCTCTGAGCCGACTTCACGTACGCGCAGGCGTACGGTGCTGCCGGTGAGGTTCACCAGAGCCCACGTCGACTGATCTTCGGGATCCAGCACCTTGCCAACTGCGGCCTGATTGCGGTCGCGGACGGTGATCTTGAGCTGGGGCAGAGTGTCACCCTGCACGAGGTAGAGGGTCTCGGAGTAAGCCATCAGATGAATTCCCTTGGTTTCACGGTCAAGGGTGCGCCGCTGTGGCCAAACTTGGCCTGACGCAGCCCAGCGGTAATGCCACGCTCATAGAGCTGTCGATTGGCACCTGCTGCAGGACCGTCCATCCAAGGCTGTCCAGACATCATCTGCAGGCGGAACAAAGCACCGGCAACCAGCGTCTCACGATGCTCGAGGCCAATGGTGTCTGGGATCGTCGTCGAGCTCTGGGTCGGCTTCAGGGTGTACAGAACCTTGAGCGTTCCCCTACCCTCCGGCTTGGGGCCGATCAGGATGTTGCGGTTGTCGTACTGTGAGTAGTAGCTCGGCGGACCAAAGCCAGTCAGCTCGACCTTCATGAATGCGTCTTCGTAGGTGAGCGCCTCCAACGGACGACCGTCGCGCAGGACCGACTTCACATGGTTGGGCTCAGTCCCCGTCAGCGCATCGAGCTCATAATCAGTGATGCCCCGAGAAACGACCAGCGTCTGGGGCTCAGCTCGATAGAGATCAGTGCGTGCGCAGAAGTCGATGCAAGTGTCCCTGATCGCACGCTCAGCGGTGAATTCAGGGCAAGACGGGACTTCGCTCAGGACGTATACGAAGAGATCGCTGTATTTCACTGACTGGTGCGCCTCGGCTGCTGCGATACCATGCTATCCAGCAGACCGCCATCAGCCTGAGACTTGATGCCCAGAGACGTCGTGAAGGCCTGATAGTAGACGGCAGCGCGGTTGAGATTGGCGAACTCGCTGTCCTTCTGGTAGGCGCGATACATCATGTAGTCCATCAGCGCGTTCGCGTAGATGTCGTCGATGCCGATAACCTGCGTGTCGGTCGTGAAGTTCGAAATCACGATGTCGACTGGCGAGATTGCATACACAATGTCGATCTGCGCCGCAGCAGCAGGCTTCGGAAAGACGTAGAAGTTCTTCGGATCCAGCGCGTCGTAGACGTAGTGCTTCACGCCGTCAGCGGCTGCAGCGGTCTCGTACCACGTCGGGAGCTGGACATCGAGGATCGAGCGGTCGACCTTGGTGATGGCGCGGCCACCAGTGTTCCTCAGCACGTTGATGAGACGAAGGCCGTCTGCAGGCAGCGCCTGCTTTGCAGTGTTCGTGCAAGTGAACGGCGCGTTGACAGCCTTCGCGTCGGGACGGAATAGCACGACCTGCCGCTGTGCGTCGTTCAGGTAGTTGAGCAGCTCGCCCTGCGTCCAACGAACGTACGTAGGGTCTTGGAGCGTAACGCTCACCCGATTGATCAGGTCAACAGCTTTGGTCGTAGGCATTCAGTTTATTCCCACTCAATCACTTCGAGGTCTGGGTTGCCCTTATATAGCGGACTCCAGAACCATTCCACACCCGTCTTTAGGTGACGAACTTTTTTCGGATGACGCTCGGCCTTCTCTTCCTTCACAACCGGCTTGCCCTTGTTTGCAATCAGCGCCTTCACATGCTCGATGAGGTCATCGATGCGGCGACGCTTGTCGAGCTCAACGCCGAAATTGTCTCGGGCGTAGATGTCGAGCTCGTCTTTGCTCATGTTTTCGATAGGTTTTTCCACGGTATCCCTCGTTCTCTGCATAGTAGAAGGCACAAACTAATGCCCTCACCTGTGAAGAGAGGGGCGAGGTTTCCCCCGCCCCCCAACTACCATTAGGCAGTGGTCTTCATCTTGAGGGTCACGAGAGCGTTGGGAACAACGACCTTGTAACCATAGACCTTCAGACCGCGCACGCCGTCGCCGAAGGTCGACTCGAGGCGAACCGTTTCGGTCTTCACGAACTGCGAAGCGAAGCAGGTTGCCTTCGGGTGACCAGCAAGGCAGAACGTCTTGCCAGCGTCACCGCCCGTACCAATCGACAGGAGGTTCGACTGGTAGATCGTGAAGCGATCAACCTGACCAACCTTGCCGTTACGGAGCGGCGAAGTGCCGTCGCCGGTCAGGTAAGCCTGACGCAGTTCCGACTTCTTCAGCATCTCGATGTACAGCGGCGAGAGAACCATGAAGCGATCCGAATCCGGAATGTTCAGTTCGTCCAGCTTGCGGCCAGCTTCGAGGATGTGGTCGAGAAGGTTCGTTGCCGAAACCGACGCCTTGTCCAGAATGGTCGTGGCAGCGGTCGGAATGTTGCCGAGAACGTCGGTCTCGACGGCAATCCGCATCTGCTCAGCAGCGTCCTTCGACGCTTCGTTCTGGAAGTTGATGTCGGCCTGAACCTTCAGGATGTCGTCGACCTTGAAGGCATACGACTTCGCTTTGTCGATGTTCAGTTCGACGTTCTGGGTGGTCACATCAGCGTACGAAACGGAACCGTCGTAGTTACCAACGGTGATGTTCGGCACGGTGCGGATGATGACCTTGTTGCCCTGACCAGAGATCTCACCTTCATATTCGGTGTTCGAGATCTGGGGAAGGACGGACGATGCGTAGAACTTCGCTTGAAGCTTCTTCGAGAAAATCTCAGGAATGAAGTTCGCAGCGGAGTTAGCACCAGCGGTAGGAAAAGCAGGCATGTTATTAAACCTCTACAACAGGATTGGACTAGCGGACTCGCCCTTCCAGATACGCTTTGTCGATCTCATCCTGACGCCGCTCGAATTCATCGAGTGACATACGGGTGATCTCGTCTCGCGACCAGATGCGCTTGCCCGAGCTTGGGTCCGGTCGTCGGGCCTTGGGGAGCGAGGGTTCTGCAACCCTGCGCGCCTTCTCAACCTTTGAGACCGGCTGTTGCGGCTGTGCATCAAAGATCTCTTTGTATCGGTTAAGGAGCTCGACCACCTCATGGGCGCTGCCATCTTGGGCAACACGCTGCCATACAGGCGTCTGACGCTCGAGCCATCCAACGAAGTCATCCGACGTGACGATGTCGTCCATGTCGGGGTGCGACTTGCGGATGGTGTCAAAATGCTCTTGCAGAGTATTCTGACTCTTCTCCGATTCAATTCGTTCTCGATACTGGGTGACTGTGTCTTCCAGCTTCGACAGCTTCTTCAGGAGCGGGGCTGCGATGTCCGGATACTCTTCAGCAAGAGTCTTCAGTTCATCGTCAATGCCGTCACGTCCCTGCTGTGCGTTGGCCAGTTGAGCACTCAGCTCCGCAGTCTGTTGGCGTAGCGCGACTACTTCTTTGCGCAAATCCGCCGCTTCTTGCGTCGCCTTTGTCATTCGAGCCTGAGCATTCTTGACACGCTCTTCAGCTACATTGAGCTGCTTTCGCAGGTCGTTGTCGCTGTCATCAGGATCTGGATCGCCGCGATCTTCGTCCTGTGGATCCGTTTCTTGGCCGTCTTCCCCAGTGTCCGCTGGATCTGCGGGTGGGTTTTCATCTTCGTCTGACTGCGGCGGGGTATCGGTTTCTTCAGCGTGTTGCTGTTCCGGCCCGTCCTGCTGTGCCAGCATCTGTTTCAAAAGTTCTTCGGCTTCTTGTTCAAGCTTCTCAGGGTCTACCTTCATATCTCACCAGTGTTTGCGGGTCCGCTACGGAGTGTCCGCTGTTTCAGTCTGAGGTCGGGTGTCTCTTACGAGGCCGATCTCGTGCTTAAAACCGCTTGCGCGGTATCTTCTAGTTCAAGGATATGGCGCAGTTCTGCTGCCCGTCCTTGTTCAAATCTGTGGTCCGGAACGGTCTCCAACTTGTCCCTGCAAGCCTCCAGCCGCTCCGTTAGAAAGATCATCAATTCCTTCCATTGGGGCTGCGCCGCCAGCCATACCACCGCCTGCGCCGCCTGCGGCGAGCATTTGCTGCTGTTGTGCTTGCGCTTCAATTGCGAGCTCCTTGTCGGTCTTAATGACTTCGTCCGGATTGATGTCCATACTCTTTGCAATCTCAGTA